GACATATCCAATGTGCCATCAATCGTGACATTATTGAATGTAGAAGTTCCTGTAGCCGTAGTTACGTTACCAGAGACATTGCCTGTCAGGTTACCTGTGACATTACCTGTTACAGCACCTGTGTGCGTACCAGTAGTGTTACCAGTTACGTTACCTGTCAAACCACCAACAAAGCCTGTGGAGGCAGTTACTGTTGTTCCTGTGATAGCTTGGGCAGATGAGCCACCAATCACAACACCATTGATTGTTCCACCAGTAATAGTGGCAGACGATGATGTTAGTGGGCCTGACAGACCAGCAGTAGCCGTTAAAGTGCCTGTCAGAGTAGATGTGCCAGTAACCGCCAAGTTACCACCAACAGTTACATTGTCGCCAGCAGAACCATCTTGAAAGTTCTTCAACTGAGCCATCAATGTACGAATAGCATTGTTGACCAAAGATGGGGCCATACCCTCCGCTAAGTTAATACTGTTAATGTCAGTATTGTTATTAGCGGTACTGCTGTATTCTGAAATCTTGGTCTTTGCCATGTTAATCCTTATTGCAAAAGTGAACGCAATGCAGCCGTAAATGGCTCTGCTACTGGTGTTAATTGTGAGCCAATAAGACCACTTGTTGAGGCTTGAACTTCTTGCTCTCGCTTCATTTTTTCCATTGCATTACGCAACAAACGAATCTCATCACCACTACTAGCCCTGCTCATCAAGATTCTACCAATCTCATTACGAACAGGCTCTGGAACTGCAGTTCTTGTCATGTTGCCAGATAGCATATTCATTAAAGAACCAATGTCCATTGTCTTGGCAGCAGAAGCAACATTTAATGTGTCCTTAAGATTCTCAAGGTTTACATCCTCCATACGAGCCTCACGCCCAGCAGTACCAGAACCTCTGCCAACAGATTGAATCTCTTTCTTCCGAGATTCTGCTGCTACTGTAGATGCAAACTCACGGAAAGCACGTTCACTTGGGAAAATCTCTTTTAAACGCTCTTGTGTCGCTGGCTCTTTCCACATATTGAGTAAGCGAGTTTGACCTGCCTGTGTACCAGCCAAGTCACGCAAACCTTCATAAGCACCGACACGGAATGATTCCAATTCTGAGTCACTCATGTCTTTAACAAAAGTGCGAATAGTCGCTGCTGGTTTGTTAATTACAGTCCTACCAAGTTCAGCAGCACTAATCAATGCGCTTGGGCCAGCATACGCATCTCGTGCGCTTTTATATAAAGACTTGCCAGTTTCGCTATCCATTGTCATTTCATCAAGACGCTTTAAAAAGTCTTGTTTTAATTTAACAACTGAACGACCAAACTCGTTAATTTCACCTCTGTCATTTACTGCTGTTTTGCTACTAATAATGTCATCAAGACCACGCTTTACTTTATCCAAGTCAGGCATTGCTACATCAGTAGCGTTCTTCACATTTTTTAGTGTAAAAGGCTCACGCAAACCAGTAGAAATCTTTTCAGCACGAGCAAATGCACCTAGCTTTTTAGAGGCATCAAGAATCTGTTTTAAGTCATCATCAAGAGTAATGCTTACAGTCTTTAGTTGTTCATACAAAGGAGTAGCTTCAACATCACGCTTTGTAATCAATGATTCAACAGAATCAGCTAATCGTGCGCCAGTTGGAGACAACTGTGTTTCTGCTGCTTGAGCAAGCCTTCCGCCACGTTGTGCTTGACGACTACGAATTAACTCCTCAGTATAATTCTTTGTTCGTCCTGTGAGTGTAGCCATCGTATCTAGCAAATCACGAGTGTTATACCCAGATGATTCAGCCAAAATAGCATCATCACCTAGCTTTGCCATACGAGCAGCCACTTGGTCTGTCGTAGCACCATCACGCAACATTGCTTGGGCTACACGCCTACGAGCCAAGTCAACAGAGGATGTTCCAAAGTAATCACGCACACTCTCAGGAATTACACGCCCTGCTTGGCTTGTGATTGCTTGCTTAACAGGACGAACAGCTTTCATTCCTAATTCAGTAGCACCACCAAGCACAGCACTTGTAGCACCTGTTTTGGCTGCTTCTACTGGTATATCTTCTAGTTCTTTAGCTTCACCTGCGCCACCAACAATTCCAAAGCCTAGACCAGAACCCATAGAACGCAAGACAGGGCCGACATTAGGGGCAATGCTTCTACCAATGTTTAACATACCCAAAGGTAACGATGCCACGCCCTGAGATACAGCAGCACCAATTGGTTGTTCTTCTTTATAGCTTTCGACACCAGAACGATAAATATCTCGTGCTTGTTGATAACCTTCAGATGGAGACTTACCTTGTACTAATGCAGCACCAGCACCAACTAAACCTGTTAATTCGTCAGCAAATCCAAGGGTAGGCCCTTGCAAGGCAGTCATGCCAAGACGGAAACCTTTTGACAAACCTTTGCCTTTTGTCTCCGCTTCTGATACTTGCAAAGATGAGGGAAGTTCTCTATTGTTTGCAAGGTATGCAGCCCTGACTTGTTCAATAGTAAATCCAGCATCTAAGGCTTCTTGAACTTTTTGATTCTCATCCATTACTGACCTCCTCTTGGGCGGTCAAAACCCAAAATTGATTCTAGGCTTGCAGGTTTTTTTACTGAATCATAAGGGTTAACAATCAAATCATCAGTACCACCAAGACCACGATTGATTTTGCGATAAGTATTAAGAGATGGCTCAATCATACGGCTACGCTCATCAACAACATCGTCAATGATTTTCTTCATATTCTCTCGTTCTTTTGGTGTCAGACTTCCACCAGTTGTAAGTTTCTGTGCTGCTTTCTTAATAACCTCTGGCATAGATGGAACGCCAATAACAGTAGAAACGTCACCAGCTTGGACTGCGCCAGCAGGGTCATAAACTTTTGCTACGTTATAAATTAAAGCACCATCAGCATTTGAGTTACCTTTTTTGGCTTGTGCATATGCTGCATAGAAACCTTGCGCCCTCATTGCTGTCTCAGTTGCACCAGAGTTTTTAAGCGCACCTTCCCATTGACTTAATGTTTTAAGTTGCTGTGTTTGAACAGCAGTTGGGTCATTCAAGTTAATTTGTGGTTGTTCAGCCTTACGCTGAATAGTTGCTTCCAAACGAATCTTGTCGATAGCATTTGGAATACCACGCAATTTAGCAACATCGTCTGTTCCAAAGAACATCAATGCGACATTACCTTCTTTTCCTGTTAGCTTTGCAACTTTTTGTGCGCCAGTAGCAACAGCTTTTGTTTCGCCTGTAAATGGGTCACGCTCAAACTGAGTTGCACCTTCAGCAAGTGAGAATGTATCTGGGCGCATTGCTTTTTCAGATGCAACCAATTCACCCAAGGCTCTACGACCTTCTGGTGAACTCATTAACTGAGGCATTGCTTTTTGCAAATCAAATCTAGGCGCAGTCATGCCTTCGCCTACTCGCTGACCCATTATGTCCTCACCATAAATCTCTTGTGGCTTGGTTACAGCACCTTGGATAACACCTTGAATTCGTTGTTGTTCAGCTAATGCTTGTTGCTCTTGCTTACGCTTACGAATCATGTCAGCTAACTGGACATTCTGTAACTGGCTTTGCAATGTGTCTTGCATACCGCCTTTGTAGGCTTGCTGACCACGTTGTAATCCTTCAACAATAGACTGACCTGTGTTTCCACCTTGGAATAGTCTGCCAGCTAATGCGTAGAGTGCTTGTGCTTGTGCGTCATCACGATTACGAGCAATGTCAGCAGGTGACATACCCAACAGACCCATTGTGTCTGCACCGCTAGTCCCAAAAATGTCTAATAGTCCAGCCATGTTTAATCCCACCAGTTAGTGCCAAGAGCAGGGTAATTAGTATCAATAGTTCCCATGTTTGTGTTTGTTGGTGAAGAACCAAATGGATTTAACCAACTTAGATTAGGAGAACCTAGATTCTTATAAACGCCAGCAGCAGTAGCAGCAGTACCCAATACCTTTTGCAAGGTAGAAGTATCAGCAGCACCAGATGCGGTAGTCGAACCCACTCGTCCTAATGGATTGCCATATACCAATGACATATAGTTTTGCAAGTTCTGTTGTGGTTGGTTTTGCAAGAAGTTGAAACGCTGAATGTCAGCACCCAATTGTTGACCTTGGTAACCTTCACGCAACTGACCAGCTTGCAATAACTGGTTAATGTCTTGGTAATCAGCTTGAGCCAACTGAGGGGCTGCACCGATAGCTTGTTGCTGACGTTGACGCTCTGCCTCGTAGTTCTGATAGGCTAGTTGACCTGCTGTGTTAGTCAATGCTTGTGCATATTGACCTGTAGCACGATTCTGTAGGTTGCCCATAGCACCAGAGCCATAACGCCCTGCTAGGCTAGACTTAGATGCAATGTCGCCCAATGTGCTTTGAAATTGAGTCTGTGCAGCTTGTGCTGCTGGCGCAAATGCACCTTGAAAGAAAGGGTTTCCACCTAGATAAGCACCACCCAAAGTTCCCTGTAATTGTTGTTGAGCAAGTCCAGTTAAAGGACTACCTGCCAAAGCACGAGTCTCCATTGCTTGAAGACCAGCTTGTGTGGTTTGAGATGGTGCTACAAAGGTTTCGCCTGTGTAGTATTGTGGGCCACCGCCCTGATATAGACCAGCACCCTGTTGCAAACCATACGTTAAATATGGAAGAATTGCAGGGTCAACAGTTTGAGTGGTAGTAGTAGCCATCTTTTACTCCTAGAGTTTCGGATTCCAAGATGGGTCATCCACGGAATCCATTATACATAAATTATTAAAATCAACCAATAATTGCATACCGATATGTCTTATTTGCAGTTGAATTGGCAAAGTGGGTAATCGTAGCCGTTCCCTGTCCTTGGGAACTAGCGTAAATACCATTAAAAGTAGCACCACCGCCTACTAAATTCATAGTAGCTATGACTGATGGCACAGCAGGTCTTGTCGGGCTTGTGCTTGTCCCAAAATGCTCAATACTTACACCAGTATTTTCAGTTCTCCACACAATCTCAACATAATCATTAGCAGCCATGTCAATAAAGAAATTCAATGCAGCAATGATATGACTTGGGTCACCAGAACTTTTCCTCGGAGGAGGGTGAAATCTACTGTTTGAGTTTGCGATATTTGTTCCATTCTTACGAAACCAAACATCCACATCTTGACCATCGTTTGTGGTGTTCTTAAACTGAATGGAAAACTGTAAGTTGTAGAGTCCTGCGTTTTTTACATTTAACCTAGAACTATTTGATAACGTAATTCCATTAGAGAAGTCGGTTGTATCAAAGGTAATAGGATAAGCAACAGTCGTACTAGCAGCAGTCTGGTCTGTTCCGTCTTGAAAAGCACCATAAGGCGCAGAATCAGCAAAAGCAGCAGCAGAGGCAGGGACAAACAGGATAACGCTGTCTGGGCCTATCCTTCGGTCTGTCAAAGTGGTAGTTAAAGCACCACCAGTTGCCAGAGTCAAAGTTCCTGTGTTATTGGTCTTTCCGTCCATGATGCCACGGACAACTTCAGCCACAGCCCTCTGGTCACCACCAAATGCAGGTAGGCTTATAAACATTAGCGCACACCTTGACCAGTTACGTCCACATCTACAGCAACAGCGTTTTTCCAATCTGCGCCAGTTGGATTAACTTGAATACGATGGTAACGCCCTGCGCTACGCAAAGAAACCCTGTTCTCTGAGTCAGCAGCTACTGGAGTACCAAAGGTAACGTCTTGGCTCAACAATGTGCGAGAAGCCACAGCAACAGTTGCTGAACCATTATCTACCTGTGGACGAGCCAAAGTGACCACGGATGGCCCACCCAAATCAATGTCTCCAGTAGCAATCCTGCCAGAAAGGGGTTGACCTGTGTATGTGAAAACTTTTGCACCTAACGTACCACCAAGGAAATACTTACCACCTACATAAAGTCGTGAGTCTAAACTTGTTGTCAATGCATCAATAGATGCTGAGATACTATCTAACTGCTCTAAAGTTACAGCAGTCGTAGATGCTTCAGACAAGAAGTCTGTTCCAGCATCCGCATAAGTCCACTTCTTAGTGGCAAAGTTGTAAATGATTAGTTTACGATTACCGCCTGTATCTACATAATTCCAAATGACAAGTTTACGAATAGGGTCAACAGCAGAAGTCATTGAGTTGTAGTCGGATTCTGATGCGTCATCAATAAAGAATCGGTCAACCTTCTCGCTTCCAATTGGCACTACTTGCTGACCATCACACATATAAAAGCCATCGTCAGATAAGAAGAATGTAACGCCTTGGTACTGAGCAATAGAGCCAGCAACCATACATCCCTTGTTACGAGAGATATTGTCAAACTGGAATATGAACGGAGTGCCAACATAAGTCATTCGGCTAATGGCTCTTTCTAAGAACACCAAGCCAAACTCACCACCACGGATTCCTACAATCTGTCCACCATCAGGAATATCTTGATAGTCAGACTGAGTGTTTACATTCTCTACCCAATCTGTTTCATCATTGATTGCAGACCATCTAACACGATACTGTTGCTGAGTAGTCTCAAGCGTATTAGCGCAAACAACAAAGTCACGCACCACAGTAATAAATTTAGCTATTGGCGCAGATGCGCTTAAATTAGCAAAAGACGTAGAAGTTCCAAGCGTCCATGCTTGCAGTACGTCAGCATTGTTTGTAGTAATTACTCGTTTACCAAACTGAGTAAAACGTACCTTGTCGTTAATGCCAGTAGTCATGCCTGTCTTAACTTGAGTCAATGCGCCAACGCCATCTACTGTAAAAATCTTAGTTGCGCCAGAAGTAAACAACTGAGTTGTGGAGTCTGGATTCTTAGCAGCGTACAAAGACACTAGGTCTTCAGAAGCAGTAGCAGAGAACGCTACAGCACTAGGGAAAGGCCCATAACCCACAGCTTGAGAAACCACGTTCTTAGCGTCAGTCAATGCGCCAGAGATACCTGATTGGTCAGGCATCCACTCACCTAGTTGTATTCTTTGTGTAGCCATATCAGATGTATGTTGTTTGCATTGCCAAAGGAACGCCAGAGAATTGACCCTTCTCATCAGAACGAGTCAAAGAACCCATAGCCCTGTCAAACATAGTTCCCCATGTATTGATTCGAGCATCGTTCATCAAGTAAGGCTCGGCTTCAATCAAAGCACCATACAAGAGCAAGTCAGGACAAACAGTCAAGAATGTATTAC